TTTTTTGCGGCAGCTGGATTAGTAGTAGCTTTATAATACCTAGATAAAGATCTTTCTACCATGTTTTCCATATAGGTTAATTTATTTGCTTGTTTTTTACTTGCTTTTTGTGCTTCTTCCATATAACGAGCATAGTTTTTTATTAGTTCCGGCTCTGTAATTGTAATAGAAAAAGCTACTACAGCCATTACATCACCACACGATACATTTCAAGAACTCTACGAATATGTGGAGGAAAGTTAGCACTTAATCCATGAGATTTACCACTTTCTCCTTGTAAAGAGAATCCTGCATTTTCTTGTGTTTGTTTATGTAATATTTTGATATAGTCTAAAGTCGCTACTTTGATATCACGAGGTATGATAGTGAACCCTGCGTCATAAGTAACTTTTACGCCTCTAGGAAAGTTTCTGAATGTAGTTTCAGGAATAACAGATATATCTGTCACACCTAACACTCCTGCGTTGTATCTTTTGATGCCCCCTGTTTCTGAATCCCAAATATATTCTGGAGTAGTTCTAGAATCATCTTTTAATGCTGAATTATTATTTGTCCCATTAAAATGTAGTAATAGTACTGTGTTTTCATCTGTTGCATTAGGAATAGTCGGGGCTGTAAAAGTATTGGTATATTTAGCATCTATAGTTATTCTAAACTCGTCTATATAACCTTTAAAATAGTTTTCACTACCTGTTACCCCTGTTTTACCTAAGTATAAAGGAGTACTTGTAGAAATAGAAGGTAGAGAATTAGATGTAGACTGTGTTTTAATAAGTGATCCGTCTATAAACAATCTTATATTATTATCTTCTCTACTTAAAGCATAGTGACTAAAAGAATTTGCTTTTGGTACATAATAGCTTGAAGTAGAAGAGGTACTTGTAAAATGATGTACATTAGCTACTTCAGTGTCTGAATTTAAAGCTCTAAAGTTAACTCCTAAATAAGGACTATAGCCTAACTCTATTTTAGTATTTGCGTCTCCTCTTGATACCATTGTTTTAGTGTTAGATAAATCTTCAAATCTAAACCATCCTTCAATAGTAAAATCATCGCTTTGAAAATCAAATTTAGGATTACCGCTTTCTGGGTCGTTTGCTGAAATAAAAACACTTCCATCAAAATAAGCAGAACTTTCTCCAAACTTTTTTCTTCGAGTTTTTAAAGTCGCAGTTGACGTGATAGTAGAAGTATCAAAATCTCCACCAACAAAAGAACCATCAGAACTAGGACCTATTAGTGTTTTATGAGCTACTCCGTCATATTCTGTAATTGATGTTACTTTATTTAGAGGCAGTCTAGAGACAAATACCTGAGAAGTTCCTCCGTTAAAAAGTTCTGTATAAACATTACTTTTAATCTCTCTACCTACATAGCTTTCTACAACTGAGCAAGCATAGGAAATTAAATTACTTATTCTATTATCATAAGTATTACTGTTTATCTGTAAATACTCTTTAACTTCTCCTAAAGATACGTAAGGAACTGTTACAGGTTGTGCCATTTTTTACTCCTCTTCAGAGGTATCAGGTACTGATGTTTCTGTTACTACTTTTTTTGTAGAAAACATTGACTGCATACTTCTATTTGTTGTAGAAGATTCAGGTTTTGCTTTTGGTTTTCTTCTTTCTTTCCATTGCTTCTTCATATCATCAGAGTCTACATTATAAGATTTTAGTTTTAATAAGAACTCTTGATAATCATCAATAGAAAGCAATCTCTCTATAGGATCTTTTTTAGCCATTATAGGTTCTCCTCTTAGTAAAATAGGGCAGGCGTTGTTTACACCTGCCCTGTTGCATTAACGCCTTTTATATTATATAACTAGCTATTATATTAGCCAGCTTTAATATTACACGCGAATGAGTAAGCTGAACTCAATGTCGGTGCAGCAGCAGTTCCTACAGTAGTCAATGCTTTAAAGTCAAAACGTGTTGACATGTACATTGCAGTTACCTGCTGACGTGGTTCGTACTCACTCTCAATTTCCATTCCGCGTCTTTCACCAATAACGAATCCTGGCTTGTAAACAAGAGTTCCAAGAACATTATTAGTTGAACCTGCGTTATCCATAAATTCAGAGATAACAACAGGAATTCCGTAAATAGCTCCAAGAGCACCTGTTAAATAGGTAGCATTTGGACCAAATTTATCTACGGTACGGAAATCTGTTTCAGCTACAAGCGAATTGTAACCTTCTACAGAGGTGATATAAACAAGTTGATCACCTAACTGAAGTCCATACTTACCAAGAGTTGCACGTGCATCAGCAATTTCTGCTGGCGCTGCTTTAGCACTTGCAGAACCTGTTGCTTGAGCAAGAGAAGCATCCGCAGCAAGTTTAGTAATCCCTTTAATTACTGAAGGGAAGCCTGTACCAGCTGTAACTGCTGCTACAGAGTTTGCTTCAAATCCTGACAATGATGCGTCTCCACGAAGAATAGCTTTATCAATTGCACGAGCAATACGACGAGTGGTAGAAGCACGTAAGAAGTCAATAAGAGGAAGAATTGTATCTTCTTCTTCATCTTTTGCAAGGTGAGTTGATGTCATAAATTTATGAGGAGTCAAATCAACTGACTTAATTACGTTTTGATATGATGAAGGAACACGAGTTGTGTCACCAATGCCTGTCGCATATGTTCCTGATTCAAACTGGGCAACCGAATCATTAGTTGAACTAGTTCCATCATCTTCATCAGCAACTGGGATGCGGAAAGTTTTAGCATCTACTTGCACACGATTAAACATCGGAGCAATTACAAGTTGTTGTTGCATTTCTTCGTAGATGTTGGTCGAAAAGTTAGAAATAAAGTTTTCGCCATGTCCTGACTGAACAATAGCTTTGATTTTATTACCATATTTTGTATCCATTACATCACGCTTATTAAGAGCGAATCCAAGCATAACAGCATTAGCCATTTCTTTAGCAGAATATGGGTTTTCTTTACGCTGTGACTCTTGCCATACCATTTTGCTGTTCTGAAGAGCAGCAATTTCTTCGCGGTATTTTTCCATTTGAGCTTTAAGTTCTGCAACAGCCTCATTTTCACGTGGTGTATAAGCTGCTTTTTCCTCAACTAACTCTTGTCTATCGCGAGCATCAGCTTGTTGCATGATAGCTTCGCCTGTTTTTTCAACTAATTCAGCCACTCTAGGCTCATGTACCTCTACAGTGGCGGCTTTAGCTTCTGCTTGTTTATTTTCGGCTGCACCAGTATTGATAGTTAGTACATCGCCTGCAGTTTGAGTAGCCATATCGTCTTTCTCCTTTGTTTCGATAATCATTTGCCCGTGTAATTTTAGGGCTAGATCTCTTTGATCATTTGGGTTCATCTTATTCAATTCTTGAATAATATTATTTAAGTAGTTTGCAAAGACATAATCAGAATCTGACCAATCTTCACCGTTTGATTTTAGATTTAAAATTTTATTTAGTTTTTCTTGTAACTCTGAACTGTTAGTAATATTTTCATCTGTTTTTAAAGAGAATAAATATTGTTCTGTCGCTGTATTAGAGTTCTGATACTTTGATTTAATTTCTTCTCTTACAGAGTCAGATAATCTCGGTGTTTTAGTATTAATTACATGAATATCATATTTTGTACCTATATCCCAAGTATTCACAACAGCAATTTCCTCTGCCGGAACTGTACCTATATTATCTACTGTTTTTCCGTTTACGTCAACCTCTAAAAATTTAAAATTTGGAGATTCGGCAGTAGCAATCTTAGTAATTTTAAATCTTTTTCCTTCGTATTTTACAAAGGTATCTGTACTCAATGAAGAAGTTTCAGCAGATAAAAGATTTACAAAAGGAATTGGATCCATAGGATTAATTTCTTCAAAGTCATCTTCTTCAGAAAGCTCTAAAGATGTTTCTTCAATAACATTTTTAGTTTCCTCTGTAAGCTCTACTGTGGTTTCTTCAGCGAGATCTTCGTTTGAAGAATCTTCATCAGCTTTTTCTTCAACTTCAATCGCTTCTGCAGTTTCTACAGTTTCAACAACATCTGTTTCAGAAATGGCTTCAGATTTTTCTTCAACAACAACTTGTTCTGTTTCCATTTCTTCCTCGCTTTCTTCGGTTTTAAAGCTTTTTACAAACTCTTCATAGTCTGAGTCTCCTTCAAAGCTTTTTCTAATACTGAATAAAGAATTTTGATTAGCAGGAACACTAACCACACTGATTTCTAATAACTCTACATCTGTAATAGTCATACAATCAGTCTTTTCATCATATCTACCGTCTTTAACACGAAAACCTACTGAAAAACTTTTTAAAGCTCCGTCTTTAATTAAAGTTTGAACTCCATGTAATTTTTCAGCAGCATCGCTGACCATAGCATCAACAAAAATTCCTTTTCTATCAACAGTTACTTTATCTACCTTTCCAATAGGTTGATCATGTTTATGTTGATATAATAAAACAGGGTTTTTTCTATAATTAGCAACTCCTTTTGCCCATGCTTCAGCAGTTACTATATCTCCGACCCTGTCTTTGTCCGTAGTATTCGCATAGCCAGCAATTTTTAAACCTTTAGAGTTTTTAAGTCTTTTAGTTTCAAAATTACTGTTCAGATAAAATGTTTTTTCCATTTTTTATTCCTTTTTACTCGCTTGTACCGGAATCAGAAGACTCAGGTCTGCCTCCTATTGCTGGATTAACAGCACTTCCAGTTATGTTTTGAGGTATTCTTATTTGATTATTTTCATCACCTTCTAAAATTTCAAGCCCAAGACCGTCTCTAGCCTCATTAACTGTTATAATACCTGTATTAACTAGTGTTGAATAATACATAGCCTGAGTTTTATTATCTGGTTGTAGTGCAGCTATAGATGTTTTATCAGGTTTGATAATAACACCTCCATTAAAGTAATGAGAAAAGGCACTACAAAACATATTTAAAAGAGGTAATACAGTATGATTATAAAACAATACTTCATTTGCATGAATGTTCGCATTATTACCACTTTTTAATAATACATAAGGTACTCCAATAGATTTAGCAATATCTTGTTGGATTCTTTCAATAGAATTTTCAAAATCTAATTCTGTAAAATTAATATTTGAAAACCTATCTATTTTTAATCCACCATCTAAAATTGCAGGATTTCTCGCACCTTTAAATAAAGAAGAATAATTAGATCTCCACGCTTCTAATAGTCTTTCTTTTACTTTAGGACTTAAAACGTTGTCTGTCTGTAAAACTAAACCTGGAACTGCATTATTCTTAAAAAATAATCTTTGAAACTCTGTCATTTGATAATAGAGTTCAAAAAGTCTTTCTAAATTTTTTAACTTACTAACACCTCTAAAAATACTATCTTCATTATCAGCTTTTACATGAATAATTTCATCAGGAGTAAAAGTAATTTTTTCTTGTTTAGTACTCTGTCTTTGACCGAACCCAAAATAATCTGTTGTTGCATTATGGATTAGATAATTATAATGACTTACAAATGTTTTTGAATCAGCAACTACTTCAACATCGTTAGCAGGTAGTAAATATAATCCAC